AAAACCTAATTGTCGTATAAAATATTCTAGATTTGAACTGAAGTAATTTCGAAGTTCTGCGAAAAAACTATCATTAATTAAATTACATGTTGTCCAAGAAGAGTCTACGTCCATAAAATTATCTCTTTTAGTTTTTAGATAATTTTGTTTTAAATAATTTTCATATTCCTTTAATTTATTTTTATCGTAATCATCGCGAATTAAGATAGGTGTTGGAAATGCAGTTACTATTTCCATGGATTACCAACAGCCCAACAGACTAAAGAATGCCTGGTACCTTCTAGAACAGGTTTTACTCTATGATAAAGAAAGCCTGGAAATACTACTACTGAACCTTTAGTTTTAATTTGTTCACAAATAACAGGTTTGGAACCGTCTCTAAAATCAAACTCCAGTTCTCCTCCCCGATATTCTTTAGGATCTGACAAAGAAAGAGTTAGAGATAGTTTTCTTATCTTATTATTTTTGTTCGGTCTTTTGGGTGTATCACAGTGCCAGTCGTAATATTGCCCCGGTTTATAGATTGAAAACTGAATCGCTTCCGTGGCATCCCATTGATAATTCCATCCTGCAGCGGCATTAGCATTATGAAGAATATAATGGAGCTGTCTCGAAATCCACGTTTCACTTGTCCATACTATATTTGATTGACGAACGAAGTTGGAAATATCATGTGTGAGATCGGTAGTAGTAGCTTTTTCTTCCGGTTGAGCAAGAGCAAATTCTTTCACTTGATCACAGAATCGGTCTCCTACCAGGCCGGGATAGTAGTAATAATAGTTTTGTAACAACATTTAAACTCCTAACTCTAACCATCCTGTAAGTATATATTTATCTCCTTTTAAAGGAGGGTTGCCTCTATGACAATGAGTGTATCCTGCCGGCCAAATCATCATGGTTCCTTCTACAGCGGGGATTCTTTTTTTCATATAAAGAAACTCTGTTTCTCCCCCTTCTTGAACGGTATTTAAAAAAACACTAAAAGCACATATCCTGTCTCTAGCGGTTTTATCCCCATGTTCACAATGCCATATGTGGTAGCCTTCTGTGGGAGAAGTTTTTTGAATTTTAAAATCGTATATTCGATGTTTTGCGAAATCCTTAAGAATAGAATATTGATTCATGTAGTGGTCATAATTTTCGTATAATTTTTTAATGACGGGTCCTACTATGTAACCAGCATCTACTTCTTTTACGTCTTGCTCATCATGTTGAATTTTTAAAACTCCAACAGCTTTATCTTTTCTCCGATGGGAAGTGTCATTCCTTGACCAAGCTATACCCATTGCATCGAGTCTATCGTAATAAGTAATATATTTATGACATTCCTCAGCAGTAAAACTGTCGGGGAAAATACCAATAAAATCCTGTATTATCATTCTGATGATAATATATCATTACTATAAGAAATGTAAATAAGTAATTAGTTCCAATTAGAATTTTGTTTGTTGTGAAGAACATCCATCATTCTCCATACACCAGAAGTGTTTGCAACACCGGACACTGCTTTTTCTTTAACAACAACTTTTCCACTTCCGCCAGAACCGCCTAAAGGGAAGTTTACCATAGATGAGTGACCGCCAGTTGTTCCGCCGCCACCGCCGCCAGTATTTCCAATTCCAGGTGTAGAACCTGCACCGGCATTTCCAGAAGACCCAGCACCGCCGCCGCCCGATCCCCCTGATCCAGCTGATCCAATTCCAGTTGCACCGCCTCCGCCACCACCATAAACAGTTGGAGAAGGAGAGGCTGTTGGAGATCCATATGTAGTTGATGCTCCTGCCCCACCAATACCACCAGTTGAACCACTAGAAGCTATACCTACCTGACTAGCACCACCGCCGGCACCTTTTGCGCCCGGGTTATTTCCTGGTGAACCTGTTCCGCCTGCGTATCCTTCTACAGGATTATACCCACCTGCATTACCGGCTGCGCCAGGATTACTGTCATATGAACCACCGCCGCAACCACCGGTTACATTTGAAAGGCCACCACCTGAAGCACTAATTGGAGAAGATGTCGTAGCAAAAGTTGAATCTTCAGCAGGAACAGAAGGGACTATTGATGGACCTGGTCCTCCGCCGTTGCTTGTTGCACCTGCTCCGCAGGTAACTGTAACAGTAGCATCGGCACACGCGTGATCGGCTATTTCTCTAACCCCACCGCCGCCAGCACCTGGGCCAAAGTGAGACTGACCTGCTCCACCACCGGCTACTAGTAAAAGATCAACTTCAGTTGTATTACTTTGTTTTGTAAAAATACCGTCAGCAGTAAAAGTAGTTAGCTGTTCAGATTGGGTAAATGCTGCTGGTATTATTTCAGGTCCTATAATTCCGCCATTTGACATATTTTTCTCCTAAATTGAATCCCATGAATCAGTATCATTGTTCCAATGATACTCTGAGTCATTAGTTAAATCTGTTCCCTTCCATTTTAAATTATCTTCATCCCACGTGCAAGTCTTATTTGATGTCTCCGTAGGTCTAGAAATTGGTGAATCCCAGTCTCCATTAGCATCTCTGCTCCAGCTAGGATGAGGTGCATCAGGATAAAACATATCTAAAGTAGGATCGTAATTCCAAGTTTTTCTGCATGGGTACCATCTTCTAAAAGTTCTATTGTAAGAACATTGTTTCCAAGAAGCACCAGCTACGCCAGAAATAGATTCTTCAGCTGTTTTATGTGGGTGTAAAGTAGCTACAAAGTTTTCTGCGCCAGCAGATAAATCTCCACCGTTAGCATCTACATCGTCATTACTAATAACGGATACTCTTATAACTTTGTTGTTACTATCTAATTCAGCGAAGTGTGCCATCTATTTTAACTCCTACGCGTCTGTCAGTAGTTCAAATGAAATTGTAAGATCTAAATCTCCTGATGCGCTTGCGTTAGCTTGTAAGTTATCTCCTTCTCTTAAATAAATAGGTGTGTCGGATACAACTAATGTCGCATCAGCTGGTACTGAAATTGTTTTTGCTAAATAAGTTGTTGCGTCTGCTCCAGTAACTGTTGTATTTGGAAAAGCTTGTGAAGCGGTTACAATAGCTACATCAACATCTGCTGCAGATCCGCCATCAACATTTGCCACCATGATTCTATTAATTTTTAAAATATAACCACTATCAGGGTCAATTAAATTGACCAATCCACCTGTAGGTAGATTCCATCCTAATGTTCCGGCTGTAATTGCTGTTACACTTACTATATTTGGATTTGCCATAATTTATTTCCTATGTTTGTTTTTTATCCGAAAACCATTGCCATTGCAATAGCTTTTCCTACTGTTGCCAAAGGTGCGCCAGCAGCTTGGATTGTTCCTGAGCCTTTAGGCACAAAATTAATCCCTATATTTGTAGAACCACCCGTAGCCGTAAATGATGGATCATTTAGCGCCGCTGCATTAGCATAAGTTAATTCGTTAACTGCTGATCCAGTTGCCGTTAGTACAAATAACTCATTGCCACCAGTATCTAAAATAGAAGTGCCAATTTTAGGTGCTGTTAAAGTTTTGTTCGTTAAAGTTTGAGTTCCTGTAAGAGTGACATCTCCACTTCCTAAACCTGTATTAATAATATCTGTCCCGTTATGATAACATAAATAAGTTGCTCCTTCAGTTAAAGCAAAACCTGTTGCACCTGTAACTTTAAAAGTTAAAGTGTTTGCATCATGAGTTGTGTTATCAAAAATAATAAAAGGTTTTTCAATATTAGCTGCAGGATCTCCTGCTTGAACTGCAATATCAAGAACTCTAGTGCCTGCCAGAGTTCCTGTTAATTCTATAATAAAAGCTCTTCCGTCATAAGTTCCTGTAGAACCATCTGGAATAGTTAAGGTTATATCTGCTGCAGCTACATTAATAGATTGATAGCCAAATGTTTCTTTGATTTCGTTTAAAGTTGTATTAGTCTTAGTTCCCCATGAACCAGCGTTTTCGCCGGTTGCCATTAATTGATAGCCTAAACTATTATATGTTGATGCCATAAAAATCTCCTATGCTACGTGATCTACATCTGTATAAGA